GTTCACATAGTCCTGAGAATAGTCAGGTTTTAATATCTGTGTCATCTCATCATACGGTACAAAATTGATGACACCCCTCAAATCATCGTTTAAAACAACAATGTTACGTAACTTTTCGAGGAAGCTATTATATGAATCTCTACCATAAAGATATTGTTCACGCATAGCTCCATCAGTATACGCTCCAAATTGCTCCGTAAATGATAGAGGTGTTTCTGTGGGTTTCTTGACCCAATGGAAACGTTTGAGAATAGAATCTTGTTCAATTGGTGCTACAATTATATTCAAATCCTCATGTTGTTGGAAACCTCGTTTCAAGAAAGAAATATCTTCAATCCCGATATAAGGTCTCGAATCAGCACCTTTGTCGGCCATGGTATAACCAATGTCCAACTTGGCGAATTCTTGCTGACAAGATGTATGTGTGTACCATAAACAATGGTGCTTTACCGACAATGCATTATCATCGCCATAAGTACCGAGGCGAACATTGACTGCAAATTTCTCGCGAATCGTTGGCATCATTGCATAGTACACATAGCGCATCATCACAGAATTGCAAATACTGTTCAGTTGAACAGTAATGAGATTCCCTGATGGATTGCCGTTTGCAAAACGAAAAAGGTTACCGTCAAAAAGAATATTAGGATGAACAATGTCAGACAAGGCGCCTTCTATAAGGATAATATCCTCGTCAGAACAGCCGACTTCCTTGTACCATGATACTATGATCTTCGCCGCAGCTGCTGTAATTTGTGCAGCCATCCTGGTATCAAAACCAGAAAAATCTCCAGCAATCATGTTGGTAGAACTATACTCTGTCAAGTATGTATGGAAATCATCCCACTCTTTCGACAAAGGATTTATTCCTACCAAACATTCTGTTGTTCTCCAATGTTTCTTCATGATCTGGGGTACTCCCGCCAACACGCGCCTTGAAGCAACGAAATTAGCGAATGAACTTCCATAAAACTTCCGGACTTTATCTACAGCTTTCTCATTAGGTAACAACTCGTTCA